ATTTGTGTCTAAGGACACAATGAGGCGCACCGGCGACCTCCTCTGACAGCTCTTTCAACCCCATACAAACCCCCCGGTGCGATTCAGACTGACAGCGCCCACGGGCTGCCCCCGGTGCGGCTGCCCCCGGTGCGGCTGCCCCCGGTGCGGCTGCCAGCTGTGAGCTGGAGCTCCGCCGATCGGATCTGATAGCCCTTGGCGCCAGGTTGTATTCCGTTACTTATGCAACCGGAATCAATACTTATCCGTTACTTCGGATGCACCTATTACTTGTGTTGCCTTGATGCATGCTTAGGTTGCGGAATGGAATACTACGCTGTATTGTATTTATACATTAGAATAGGAAAGATATGCTTTGATTATACTTGGAAGTGGAATAGTATACTAGGGGGGAGGGGGTCGTCGCAACCTAGGGGGGTACAACCCTAGGTTGCAGGGTCCCACTCAGCGCAAATTACAGATTGAGAGAAAGCGTTACCTCTTCAGCTTGAACCCCTTGTCCAGTAAGGCTTTCATGCTTCCGACCGCCGAACCCACTCCCGGACAGAAAATCGCCCTGGGGTTGAAACACCCCCTCGTGCCCTCAGCTCCAGCAGCGCTTCCTGTATGTGCAAGGGTATCGGCACCGGGTTTGAACTCCGTTCAAACTCGCTGATCCGGATCTTGTGCGCGTACCCGAGCACCCGGGCGAGCTCTCGTTGGGATAGCATCAGCCCGTGGCGGATGGTGCGGAAGTCGGATGGGGTCAGCGCGCCGGCGGTGTATGTCTTCGCCATCAGGTTGCCTTCCGTAGCTTCGGTGGTCGCACCGCCTGGATCGCGGGTCCCCCGCCGATCGCCCACTCGGCGACCAGCGAGGTGAGCGCATAGCGGACAATGTTCGCTGGAACATTGGCCGCTGTGTGCGATGCCAGGTTGTCGTCAGCCGTCCGGTGCAGCACGATCGTGATGACGCCGAGCGCCGTCGGATCGGCGGCCATGATGTCGGCCCAGTGGCAATCGAGCAGCTTCATCAGGGTTTTGCGGTCCATCGGTCTTTCCCTCCGCCTGTGCATCAGATAAGGTAACGGAAACTCGGAAGCAAGGAGAAGGTTCATGCCATCGGTGTCGGGTAAGCAGGCGCGCGCCATGCAGGCCGCCGCCCACGGTGCGTCGAAGATCGGCATACCCAGGAAGGTCGGCGAAGAGTTCTCCGCCGCCGACAAGGCGGAGGCCCCCGGTGAGGAGAAGACCGAGAAGGTCAAGAAGCCGAAGAAGGCACCCCCGGTGCGCGGTGGACCGTTCTCGCTGAGGCGCTAGTCTGCGGCCTTGCCGTTCGGCTTTGCCGCCGGCGGTGGCGCCGGTGACGCCGCCACGCACGCCGGGCACAACGGCCGGACGGCGGTTGTCCGGTACGGGTGCTCGAACGTCTTGCCGCAGCGCGGGCAGTTGGAGAAGACCTGCATGGTGGCAGCATACCTCATCACTACGCCGCATGGATCCTGTAAGAGAGGGCAACCGGCCGCCCGGCCGGCTTTCATCTGAAGGAGGTACTCCATGGCAATCATCAACGGCAACGCGCTGGCCAACGTGCAGCAGGTCGAGTGGCACGATCGCCCGGCTCGAAAGAGGCCGGCCGTGACCGGAGACTGACCATGTCAGAGCAGACCGAACTCAAGCCCTGCCCGTTTTGCGGCGGGAAGGCAGAATCATGGACTTACATGGACCGTGGCTTTTTGCGCGCTGCGGCTCGCTGTCGCGACTGTACTGCTCGCGTATGGGACGCAACCGAAACCGAAGCCGTCGCAGCCTGGAATCGTCGTCCCCAAGGGGCGGTGACGCCAGCAGCGAAGATAGACAACCTGACACGAGACGAAGCAGAAGGGCGTGCTCGTGCGCTGTACCTCAAGAGTGGCTGGGAGGCCGGCGACAAGTTGGGCGCACATTCTGTGCTGCAACTCATGTCGGCTCTCGCGCTCGACGTGGCTGTAAACCCGCTTGTCTCGTGCGACTATCCCGGCTGTGGCTGCGATGCCGACGCAGTTTGCAATGTCGCGCGGCCCGTTGCGCACTCTAGCAGGAGTGCCGTCGATGATCGATAAAAAGCTGTTCTTCGATTACGTCAGAGATGTGTTGTTCGAGGGGGCGCTTAGTCAACAACAAGTGGATGGAATGTCGGTGATCCTCGCCCTCTGGGAAGGCGACCAGACCGGCACGCCCATGGATGACGAGCGGTGGCTCGCCTACATGCTGGCGACTTGTTTTTGGGAGACAGGTTTCCGGATGTGGCCGGTCCGCGAGCAGGGCTCCGAGAGCTACCTGCAGGAAAAAGAGTACTACCCCTATTTTGGCCGTGGCTACGTTCAGCTCACGTGGGAGGACAACTACCGCAATGCCGGCGCGGCCCTCGGCCTCATCGACGATCGCGATCTGGTCGAGCACCCTGATCTGGCGCTCGACAGCCTCGTCGGCGCGAGGATCATGTTCCGAGGCATGGCCGAGGGATGGTTCACCGGAAGGAAGTTGGGCCAGTATTTCAACGAGGAAGACGACGACCCGGTCAACGCCAGGCAGATCATCAACGGCAACGACAAAGACACCGAGATAGCGGCGTATCACGCCCAGTTCCTGCAGGCGCTCAAGGAAGCCAGCGGTGAGGACGAGACAGACCCTGTGCTGCCGTCGGAGCCGGTGGTGCTGACCACGCCGAAGGGTCAGCGTGTCATCGTCAACGGACTGGTGGTCGAGCCGTGAGGCCTGAACAGCGCATCGCCGAACTGGAGAAGGCCCTGGCCGTCGTGCGCGACCGCCTGGCGCTGCTTTCCCTGCCGGGCAACCTCGCCGAGATCGTGCGGACAATCACCGAGATGATCGACAAGGTCCTGGCCATCCGCCCGTCGACCCGATTGGAGCGGATGGTCGAGAAGCAGAACCGGAAGGACTGATGTTCACGCCGGATCCCAGGCCGGAGCCGCACTTCTATCGAGGGCTCGTCTACGGGGTGCTGATATCGGTATTGCTGATCGCGGCGGTGGTGCTCATCATTTGGATCGCTATACGATGAAGAAGACCTGGGGACCGCACAACGCGCCGGACATGCGCACGCTGCGCGAGAAGAAACGCGCCAGGAAGGACGACCTCACCGATCGCGAGCGGTTGCTGGCGCAGGGCCTCGTCGGTGGCCTGACGCTGAAGGCGTCCTTGCAGAAGGCCGGCTATGCCTCCTCGATCATGTCCGGTGCGGACTCGATCCTCAATCGTCCGCGCTTCGTCCGCTACGTCGACCACCTCAGGCAGCGCCAGGTCGAACGGCTCGACTACTCGATCGACAACCTCTGCGCCCGCCTCGAGCGGGTCTATTTCGAAGCGATGGAAAAGAGCCAGTACAACGCTGCGGTGCAGGCCGTCATGGGCATCGGCAAGATGATGGGCCACCTCGCCGACAAGACCGAGATCGAGCTGCACATCCTGTCGAAGCCCGCTCGTGAACCCACGACCGAGCTGACCCTGTCGCCTGAGGAATGGCAGCGGCAGTTCACGCCAAAGCGCATTCAATGAAGATCGATAATAAGCCAGTTGAAGTGACCGGTATTCACCTGTTCAGGCTCGGTAGCCGCGTGATCGTCAAGGCCGAGATCGACGGGCATTGGGTCGAGGTCATCCGCGAAGTCTGGGATGCGAATTTCAGCCACATTGTCGAGCCCGGTGGCATGCGGCATGCGGCTGAGCAGCAGAAGCCCAAAATTCAATGATGAACGTCTCGGTCCGGCTAGGCTTCGTCCCACAGCCAGGGCCGCAGCTCGCCTTCCTGAAAGCGCCGACGGATATCGTCGTCTACGGCGGTGCGCGCGGCGGTGGCAAGACTTACGCTTCTCTGGGCGAGTTCTGGATCCACGCCGAGGACCACGGCCAGAACGCAGTCGGCTTGATCGTCCGGCGCAGCCGGGAGGATCTGAAGGACACGATCGCCACGGCGATCCGCATGTACGGAAACGCGGCTCGCTATTCGGAAAAGGGCAATGTGTTCCGTTTCGCCAACGGTGCGCGGCTCAATTGCGCCTACCTCGAAAACGATCGCGATGCCGAGAATTACCAGGGTTGGTCCCTGACGCGGGTATACGTTGAGGAGCTGACCCAATTCCCGCAACCCGATCCGGTGTACAAACTGCTGGCGACGCTGCGCTCGTCGAAGGGCATCAAGCCGCAGATGCGCTGCACCTGCAACCCCGGTGGCCCCGGTCACGGCTGGGTCAAGGAGTGGATCATCGACCCCGGTGAGTACGAGCTGACAACCGACAAGGAATCCGGCCTTGTGCGAACCTTCATTCCCGCGAGACTGGCCGACAACCCTGCTCTGCTCGACAGCGATCCCGGCTACGTCAACCGCCTCAAGGCGGTCGGCTCTCCTGAACTCGTCCGCGCCTGGCTGCTCGGTGACTGGACGGTCATCGAGGGCGCCTTCTTCCCCGAATTCAGCCGCGAGCGGCACGTCATCGAGCCGTTCGACATCCCCGAGCACTGGACTCGCTGGCGGGCTATGGATTGGGGCTCTGCAAAGCCGTTCTCGGTTGGCTGGTATGCTCATGTACAGGACGACACTGTACGGGAAGGCCGTATTCTGAAGCGCGGCGCCATCATCCGCTACGCCGAGTGGTACGGATGCGAGAAGCCGAACGTCGGCCTGCACATGACGGCGGAGGAGGTGGCGCATGGGATCGTTTATCGCGAGACGCAGGGTGGCAAACGACAACGCATGGCCTACGGGGTGCTCGACCCAAGCGCTTTTGCGGTCATTTCTGGGCCGTCGATCGCCGAGACGCTGGCTCGCCACGGTGCGCCTTTCCGGCGTTCCGATAATACGCGCAAGTCAACGGACAAGCGGATGGGCGGCTGGGATCAGGTGAGAAACCGCCTGAAAGGCGACGAGGAGAAGCACCCGATGCTGTTCATCTTCGACACCTGCCGGCATCTGATCCGCACGCTGCCGATGATGCAGCACGATCACTACAACCCGGAGGACCTCGACACCGAGGCCGAGGATCACGCCGTCGACGAGCTCAGATATTCCTGTCTCAGCCGACCCTTCGGGGCTCGCATCGTCAAGACCGACGACAAGAATCCGTATCTCATCGCCAATGTCTTCAAGCTCAAGCAGTTGAGTTGATTGTTTAAACGTCATCGTGGGTGTAAACCGCTCCAGGGTTCCCCCGGGAGATTTGCGTCATGGCCAGTCCCTTCAGCCTCGAAAAAGGCGGCGTCGGAAGGGCTGAATACGCAAAACTCCTCGCTGAAAACCAGAAGCGCTACCCCAACGACCGCGACAAGGCGGTCCGCAGCGCCAACATCGCCGCCGGCTTCGGCAGCAGCACTGCGCAGCGCTACCTGCACGGTGGCGGCGGCAAGGCCGCTGGCGGTGGCGGTGGTGGCAAGGGTGGCGGTGGTGGCAAGTCCAAGCCGGACAAGACCAAGACCGCCTCGACAACCCCCGGTGTGCCGATACCGACGCCGCGCCCCGATGCCCAGTCGCCGGCGCGCCCACCTGACCAGATGTGGCAGAACCCGCCGCCACCACCGTCTCCGGTGCGTGATCCCAACCTGATGTGGCCGGGTGCGACCGGAGGCGGGCCGCCGATGCCGTCTCCCGTGCCGATGAACCCGGCGCTGTCGTCGGCGTCGATCCTGCAGCCGACACCGCCTGACCTGACCAGGCCACCGGCCGGATACCCGCCGCGCGGCTTCTCGCCGACCGGGCCGCAGCCGCTGAGCATCGATGGCGGCGGTGGTCGTCAGCTACGGCCGGCACGTTTTCCGCAGATGTTCGACAACACATCGCCCAACCTGTTCCTGCCGCCGCTGGGAACCTGATCGGTGGCCCGAGACCCCGAGATCGCTAACCCACCGGTCGAGCCGTCGCTGGCCGAGACCGGCAAGCCGAACACTGCCGAGCCGGAGGTCAGTAGCGATCAGCGCGAGGTCGACCGCGCCTACTGGGAGCAGTGCCTCAGCGATGCTGAGCGCGCCGAGCAGAACTGGCGGCGTCGCGGCCGCGACATCGTCGGCATCTACCGCAACGAAGGCCCCGGCACGCAAAGCCCGCGATCGGGCAAGAACGCCGGCGGCCAGCATTTCAACATCCTTTTCGCCAACACCGAGGTGATGCTGCCGGCGGTCTACTCGAACCCGCCGACGCCGGTCGTCCGCTCGCGCTTCATTCAATCACGCAAGATGGTGCCGGTGCCACCACCGCCCATGATGCCGCCAATGGGGCTGATGCCGCCTCCTGGCCCCCCGCCAGGCGCCATAGCCCCGCCGGGAGGTGTACAGCCTGCACCTCCCGGAATGCCTCCCGGTGCGCCACCTCCTCCCGGCCCGCCGGTTGCAGGGCCACCGCCCGGCTTGCCGGGTGGCGTGCCTCCAGAGATGCCTGCCTCGACGGGCATGCCGCCGGGTGAACCTACTGCGGGTCCCCTAGGCCCGCAGATGGCTCCACCCGGCGCGCCGCCGCCCCCGATGGGTCCGCCGCCGATGATGGAGGTGCCGCCACCGCCCGGTGCGCCCCGGCCCGAGGACATCGACACCGCCGCCGCCGTCATGGAGAAGGCGCTCGAGATCGTCGTCCAGGAGGAAGCCAGCCACGAGGCCGTGAAGACGGCGATCAAGGACGTTTTGCTGCCCGGTCGTGGCGTCTGCCGCGTGCGCTGGAAGCCGCAGATCGTCGAGAACCCGGTGATGTCCGGTGACGGCATGACGCCGTTGCCCGGCGGTGGCATTCCCGGTGCGCCGCCGCCACTGCAGGCGTCCAAGGTGTGGGAGACCACCGACACCGAATACGTCTACTGGGAGGACATCCTCGTCGATCCGGTGCGCCAGGACGTCGACAAGAAGTGGATTGCGTTCCGGCACCTGTTTACCGGGCCGGAGATGAAACGCGAGTTCGCCGGATCGCCGGATTTCGACGCCATCGTGGCAGCTGGTAAACTTGAAACCCTGTTGAAGTGGACCGAGGAATCGGCCGCCAAAAGCCCTCCGTCGGGCGGCTCCTACACCAAGACCGCAGAAAAACTCGGCAATGCCATCAAGAAGGCGATGGTGTGGGAAATCTGGGACCGCACCGATCCGGCCGACCCGCGCATCATCTGGTTCATGCGCGACAGCGGCGGCATGGACCTCAGGATCGACCCCGACAGCCTGCAGTTGAGCGGCTTTTTCCCGATTCCACAGCCGATGCTGTCGATTGCCACCTCCGACAGCCGCATCCCGCGCCCGTTCTACGACCTCTACGCCAAGCTCGCCGAGGATCTCGAGACCACCTCGGTGCGCATCTCCAACCTCACGAAACAAATCAAGATACGCGGCGCCTACAACGCCGCATCCACCGACATTGCCGGCCTGCTGACCGCCGACGACCAGAAGATGATCCCCGTCGACGGCGTCGACATGATCAATGGCGGCCTCGCCAACCACATCTGGATGGTGCCGATCGAGATATGGATGCAGGCGCTCGACAAACTGCTTTTGGCGCGCGAGCAGTTCAAGCAGTCGATCTACGAGATCATGGGCATCAGCGACATTATGAGGGGCGCGACCAAGGCCTCCGAGACGGCGACGGCCCAGAGGATCAAGGGCTCCATGGGCGTGGTGCGCCTGCAGGACCTGAAGACGCAGGCCGCCAATTTCGCCCGCGACTTGATGCGGCTCGAGGCCGAGATCATCGCCAAGAATTTCGACGCCGAGACGCTCTCGAAGATGACCGGCGAGGACGTCACGCCGGCGGTGATGGCGATCCTGCGGTCGGATTTCGCGCGTACCTGCTCGATCGACATTGAAAGCGACTCCACCGTCGAGGTCGACGAGCAGACCGAGCAGCAGTCGATGGCGCAGATCATGCAGTCGATCCAGGCTGTGATGATGGGTGCCGGCCAGATGCTACAGACGGGTGTTCTCCCGCCGCCTCAGGTCATCCAGCTGTCGCTGGAGCTACTGCGGATGTTCCTGCACCCCGTGCGCAACGCGCGCGGCGTCATCGAGCTGCTCGACGATTTCAAGGAACAGCTGGAGGCCTCGCTGGCGACGGCACCACCGCCGATGCTCGGACCGCCACCGATCGGCGGGCCATCCATGAATGGCGGCTCACCGCCGAAGCCGTCCGGCCCGGATTCCGGCGGACCGGCCGGCGCCGGGCCGCGACCCGGCACCATCAATCAGGGACCGCCGCCCAACGGGCAGTTGCAATAGGAGACCACGATGGCCAAGGACCACAGGGATCACAGATCGACCAGGGACGAGGATGAGCCGGAGGTGGTCGCCACCGAGGCACCGCCGCCGGGGCTGGCGCCGCACGGCGTGCCGGCAGGCCTGCCCCCTGAGGCGTACATGACCGCCCAGGAGGCTCACGTTGCCGGTGGCGGTGAATATGCCCCACCACCGGAGACCGAGGAGGAGGCCCACGCCCGCCTCGCTAAACAAGCAAAGAAGGACGCAGAGGACCGGGCGAAGCGCGATGAGGAGGACGTCGAGCGCGCCCGCAAGGCGAAGAAGGGAGAAAAATGATGGCGATGGTCCGTTATCCGAATCCCATCAGCGCGGCGATGACCCGCAAGGCCTACGTCCCGGTCTACACTTACAATGGCGGTCTCTACGGTGACGATGTTGCGATTGCCGAGAGCAACGTGCTGGTCGACGATCGCGCCATCGGTGACTACGGGCCGCGACATCAGCTCGAGCGATCGACCTGGCCAGGAGCTCCGAACTCCGTGGTGCCGTCGGAGAGCATCTCCGGTGGCCAGGCTATAACGGCGATCGCCGACTATACCTTCGCCACCGACATCACCGCGCCGCGTGGCTACATCGGCCCGCGCGACCCCTACAGCAAGCCACAGCCGGCTGCGCCGACCATCACCAGCCTGGCACCCAACACGCTTGCAGCGGGCGGCCCTGACGCCGTGGTGACCATCAACGGCACCGGCTTCACGCAGTGGACGCAAATCTTGAATGGCGGCGTCCAGAATGTGACGGCCTACTACATCAGCGCCACCAAGATGGCGATGATGTTCGAGGTGTCGTCATCCGTCCCAGGCACCGTCGCCGTCATCGCGGTCGACCACGGCGTCGCCAGCGCGGCGAGCAACTTCACGTTTACGTAATAACAAATTTGTTATTGCCAGGAGATAACTCATGGCTTCCAGCACCGACCTTGTCGTCATCACCCCCGCCATGGTGACGTTGGCCTACGCCAAGACGCCGACGCTGTTCTATCCCGGCGCATCCGTGACCGGGACGCTCACCGCCGGCGAGGCCAACGCCACCCACGACTACCTGCCCAATACGCTGGCGGAATCCGCTGGAGCGCGCGGCGTCGGCACGGCGGTGACGACCGACCCGAACTATGTGTTTGCCCGTACCATGAAGGCCGGCCTCGAGAAGACGCCGTACCCGACCGGCCTGCCCAACGACATCACCTCGTCCGACATCGTCACGCCGGTGGAGGTCACGCCGACCATCCTGGCGGCGAACAATCTGGCGACTGGCCAATGAAGGATCACAGCGGGCCGCAGCAGGGCCTCGAGGCGGAGAAGGCGGAGCGCCGCAGGGCGCGGCGCGTCCGGCTGGAAGCCGGCTTCGCGACGCTGCAGACGCTGCTGCACGAGCTTGAGGGCACGCAGTCCGGCGACTATGGCACCCGCGAGATGTCGATCGCCGGCACCCACCTCGACACGGCCTGGCTGTGGGCCAGGGAGGCCCTCGAGGAATGATAACCCGCTACGAAAACATCGATGATAGGGACTGGCGTGAGCGTCTTCGTGATCAGAGGGGGAAAACTTGTGGAGAAATGTGCGAAGCCGACGGCCAGTTCATCCTCCCGTTCGAATTTCCCGAGCCCTATGGTCAGCCGGTTCGAAGCCTTCTACAGCCCGGTGACGGACCAAACAGTTTCCTCATGGCGGCAGCGGGAGCGCGACATGAATGCCGCTGACGCCGTCGATCCACGCGATATCCCGACGAAGGCGTTCGAGAAACGCCGCGCTGCCGTGCAGCGCATGAAAGAGGCCGACAATGGCTGATCCAAAAGACGCCAATGGCGCCGAGCCGGAAGAGAAGCTGACGCTGCGCGATATCGCGGAGAGCGCCTACGACGACGTGACGGCTCCCGACGAGGGCGAAGCTGAAGCCGAGGAGCCTTCTGGACAGGAAGGACGCCCGAGGGATAGCCTTGGTCGATTTACCAGATCTGAAACGGGTGAAGCAGAGGCTCCACAGGAGCCACCCAGCCCCGGTGAGGATGAACCACTCCCAGCAGCCGACCAGCCGCACCCAGCCCCGGTAACGGGTGAAGCAGCGCAGGCCCCGGCCAACTGGAGCGCAGAGGATCGCGCAAATTTCGAAAAGCTGCCGCAGGAGGGAAAGGCCTTTCTCCTGCGGAGGCATTCCGAGATGGAAGGCGATTATCAGAAGCGCGTACAGGCCACCGCGTTCAGCAACCAGTTCGTGCAAGCGGTAGCGCCAGTCTTCAACGATCCCGAAATAGCGGAATCGTTGCGAGCAGAAGGCAGGTCGCCGATCGAGGCGGTCTACCAGTGGGCAGGGTTCCATAAGCGAGCCGTGTCACCTCGACTCGAGTCCCGTGTCGAGCTGCTGTTTGACCTGGCGCAGCGCATGCAGATTGATCCAGCAGCGGTCTTCGGCCTTTCCCCGACACCAGTCGGCGGCCTGTCCAAGGAGGACATGGCCAACCCGGCTACCAGGAAACTCGCCGAAACTCTCGGCCAGACCACAGCACGCCTGCAGGCGCTGGAAGCCAACATCCAACAACGGGCCGCACAGGAGCAATCCTGGGCGGTCGGGCAAAAGAGAAACGAGGTCGACGCTTTCGCCAATCAGAAAAATGCCGACGGATCACTGGCGCACCCTTATTTCGACCACTTCCTGCCGGTGATCATGGAGCATTACAGGGCGAACCCGAGTCTCTCGATCGAGCAGTGCTACGAAATGGCGGTGAGCCCCGTCCGTTCCGATATCACCGCCAAGCTCCAAGCCCAGATGGGTCAGCAGCAGAACGTGCAGCGGGCACAGAGCGCGGTGCGCTCGAATGTCCGGGGCATGACTGCACCAGTAGCAAAGCCGGCCTCCAATGGGGCCAAGCGCAGCCTGCGCGACGTGATTGAGGAGACGGCGGACGAGGTCGGCCTCTGAGGGGTAAGACCCTGGAGGATTTGTGGCTACACCCAATCAAGTCGCGGCAACCGACGTCACTAACCTGGTTGCTACTACGCTCCTTAACTATCACAAGGAGTTCGCAGACAACGTCAGTAATAGCAACGCCATCACGGCGCAGCTGAAGATGAACAACCGCATCCGTGTGGTTGACGGCGGTCGCCGCATCGCGACGCCGCTGACATACGCCGAGGAAACCTTCGCCTGGTACACCGGCACGGAACTCCTGTCCCGTGCCGTCAAGGAGACCATCAGCGACGCTGAGTATGACCCCGCCAACGCGGTCGCCTCGGTGACGCTGAGCGGACCGGATCTAGCCAAGAACCGTGGCCGCGAGCGCGTCCTCAACCTGCTCGAGGGCAAGCTCACCAACGCCGAAGCGACGATGTCCAACAACATCACGAAGTCGATCTACGGCGACGGCTCCGTGGCGAAGTCCTTCGTCGGCTTGCGGGCGATGGTCACCGATGCCGGCACCGGCACTGTGGGTGGCATCAACACCACGCCGTGGACGTTCTGGATGAACCAGTTTCAACCGATCGCCAGGGCGACAGGACTGCAGTACCCCGCCCTCAAGGCGGGCATGAATGCCCTGTGGATCAAGCTGGTCCGTGGCACCGAAAAGCCCGACTTGGTGGTGGCCGACGCGGAAGCTTACGCCACTTATGAGAGTGGCTTGCAGGAGAACCAGCGCTACGCCGATTCGAAGCTCGGCAGCCTTGGTTTCGAGACCCTGAAGTACAAGAGCGCCAGCATGGTCTTCGACGGAGCGGCCACCGGCATCAGTGTCGCGCCGGCCGGCGCCTTCTACATGTTGAATACAAAATATATGAAGCTGGAGATCTACTCCGGCTACAACTTCGAGGCGCTCGACCTGCCCGACCAGAGCCCCGACATGGATGCCGTCACCAAGCACATCGGCTTCATGGGGTGCCTCACGCTGTCCAACCGCGCGATGCAGGGCAAGGGCGTCATTTCCGGTACGTAAGATACTGTAAGCGGGGCGGCATCCTGCCGCCCCGACCACCATGGAGAACGCCTATGTCCGACGGCCCCGCGCTCGTCCACTTTTACCAAGGCTGGGAGGACACCCACGAACTGAGTTCCGACGGCCTGCCGGTGTTCCGCTCGACGACCATGATCCAGATCGAACGGCCGCCGACGCTCAACCTGCATCGGCCGGCGTCGCCGCAGGAGTTCGTCGACTATCCCGACGAATACGAGGTCTTCAAGAACGAGATCCGTGGCCGCGACCCGGCCGTCGCCGAGACCGGCTATCCGCTGGTCATGTGGCCGGCGCTGGCCGGCTTCCAGGTGCAGATGCTGACGGCGCGCGGCATTCACACGGTCGAGGAACTGGCTAAGCTTGCCGGACGCCGCGACTTGCCCGGCAACCTCGGCGAAGTGGCTCTTCGCGCCGAGCGCCTCATGGACATGCAGAAGCAGTTCGGCAAGTACGAGGCCCTGCTCAAGGAGCGCGACGCGCAGCTCGTCGAGCTGAACGCGCAGGTCAACGACCTGAAGCAGACGGTCTCGGCGCAGAACTCGATGATAGACACCCTCAAGATGCGGGTGGCCTGACATGCCGGCGCTGCTGTCAGTGGCGCAGATCGTCAGCCAGGCGGCGCTGGAGATCGGCACCGCCCAGAAGACGACCGACAAGGTGTTCGGATCGCAGGACCAGGACATCGTGCAGATGGGGGCGCTGCTCAGCGCCGTCGCCGACGAGGTGCTGCTCGAGGAGCCGTACCGGACGACGCTCGGTGATGCCGTCTGGGTGATGGACGCCGACGGCGACCCGAAACCATTCCCCGACGTCGACACCGACCTGGTGCTGTTCGACGGACGCCTCGCCATCAACGGCCTGAAGTACCGCTTTCTCCAGGCGAAGGGCTATGAGTTTGCCGAGCAGCTCAGAGACTACACGGTGCGGATGAACAAGCTGGCTTCGCGTGCAAACGCACGGGTGCTCGACCTCGATGTCGACGCGGGACGGGTGATCTGATGGATCGTGATGCGCTCGCCCGGTTGATGGTGCTCGCCTCGCAGCGCGGCTCTAATCCGATGGGTGGGTCG